GAAGGTACCGGGATGTGGTCCGGACGGAACTGGAAAAACGGGTAGAGGAGGCATTCAAATGATCTTTTCCTTACATCATGTGATCGACAGCTTGGCCGGTATGCTTACCGGAGCATATCCGGACTATCCGGTATATGACAGCCCAAACCAGCAGGGAACGAGGTTTCCCTGCTTCTTTCTTTTCTTCATGCCGTCCACGATCGAGGAGCATGTGGGAAACCACTATTTCCGTGATCTCGGTGTGGACCTTGTCTTTGTACAGCAGCGGAATCTGGTAAACGGAAACCGGAAGATCCATGAGATCGCGGAGTTCCTGGACCGGAATCTGGATCCGTTCCCATACACAGACGGCAGCGGAAAGAGCGTTCCGGTTCCGGTGCAGGATCAGCAATGGAGCATTGAAGATGAAGAGCTGCATTACCAGTTCCATATCCGGACGCGGATCCTGGTGGAAGAAACGGAAAACCTGATGCAGGAGATGGAGGAGAACAATGTCGGTATCAAAGAAAACGACTAAGAAAACGGAGGAAAAGAAGTACTCCACAGAGAAACTTTTAAAAAGCCGCCGTCTTGCGGCATATCAGCCGGATTTCGCCAGGGTGATCCTGAAGGAACCGGAATACACGATCTCTGAGGCGGTTGACGCCCTGGAGACAGCTTTGAAAGGAGGCAGATAACATGGCAGGTGGTACATGGATGAGCCAGAATAAGGTCCAGCCGGGCGTGTACATCAATACAAAATCGAGCGGGAATCTTTCCGCAAGTGTGGGAGAAAAGGGCGTTGTGGCGATCGCTGAGCCGCTCTCCTGGGGACCTTGTGAGGTCATTCAGACGATCATTCCGGGAGAAGACCTGACTCCATATATCGGCTATGATGTCACAAATGAGAAAGCGTTATTCCTTAAGGAGATGATGAAGGGCAGCGATACCACACCGGGCCCAATCAAGATCCTGTTATACCGTCCGAAGGGAACCGGCGGCGTCAAGGCGTCCGGAACGATCGGCGCCTTATCGGTGACAGCACTGTATGAAGGCATCCGCGGAAATGATATCACAATGATCGTCCAGGAAGATCCGGACACAGGCGGAACCTATGTGGTATCTACGGTCGTGGATGGAAGAACCGTGGATGAACAGACAGTAACCGCGCTTTCTGAGCTTTCCGCAAATGCCTGGGTGACATTCTCGGGAACCGGAAACACGTTCACGGAGACAGCCGGAACCGCTCTGAGTGGCGGTGTGGATCCGACGGTCGCCAATGCAGATTATTCCGCATTCCTGACAGCACTGGAAAAATACACGTTCGATATCGTGGTTTACGACGGAACGGAGTCGGTTGTGATCGAGGCTTATGCGTCCTTTGTAAAGAGGATTTCTGAACGTGTCGGTCGGAAGTGCCAGGCAGTTATGGCAGGCGCAGAGGACAGCAATACCGAGTGGGTGATCTCGGCCGGAAACGGCGTTAAGCTCTCTGACGGTACGGTGCTGACTCCACAGCAGGTAACCTGGTGGCTCGGCGGAGCGGAGGCAGGTGCTCCGTATAATCAGTCCCTGACATATTCCAGATATCCGAACGCGGTGGAGGCGAGTCCGAAGCTGACCGATACGGAGATCGAGGAAGCCATTCAGAAGGGCAAGCTCGTGTTCATTGATACCTTTGATGCGGTCAAGGTTTGCACGGATATCAACACACTGACCAGCTTCACCGTGGATAAACAGAAATGTTTTGCGAAGAACCGTGTGATGCGTGTCTTAAATCAGTTCTGTAACGATGTGTATAAACAGTTCTCGCTGTATTACATCGGGAAGACCAACAATAACGACGATGGAAGAAATCTTCTGAAGGGCTGGATCGTTGGATATTTAAATGAGATGCAGGCAAACGGAGGCGTGCAGAACTTTGTCCCGGATGATGTGGAAGTCCTGGCCGGAAACGAGATCGATGCCGTTGTTGTAAACGTGGCAATCCAGCCAGTGGACAGCATCGAGAAGATCTACATGACCGTCAATGTGTCCGTCAATTCTGACAGCGAATAAGGAGGTGTAAAGAATGGCAAATGAAGGATATTTACTTGCGCAGGATTCCTACCGCGGCGCGGCCGGAAAAGCGTTTACTGTGATCAATGGAAGCAATGAGCTTCTGTTCGGACTGAAGAAATTTAACTCCAGCGCTGAGATCCAGACGGGTGAGTTTAAGGTTGTCGGAGCGCTGACAGAACAGGAAAAGGTCAAAGGATTAAAGTATTCCGGATCAGCTACGATCTATTACGGAACCCCGATGTTTTTAACTTTGTTATCGGAGTTTAAGCGTACCGGAAAGTTCCCAACGATCAACTTCCAGATCACGAACGATGATCCATCCTCTTCGTTGGGTACCCAGACCGTTGTGCTCTATAACGTCATCTTAAAGAAGATCCCGATTGCGGTCCTGGATGATTCTGCGGAGAGTCTTCAGATTGATATCGAGTTCACGTTCAGCGATTTCGAGGTACTGAAATCGTTTAACAGCCAGCCGTCTCAGTTAGGCAAATAGGAGGGAAAACCATGGGAAATTTAGGAGCATACTTAAGACCGGTTCCGGCCGGAAAGACGAAAGAGTTTTATCTGGAAAACTTTAAGGATGAAAAAGGGGAGAAGATCCCGTTTGTTGTAAAAGCGATCACACCGAAGGAAAACGATGGGATCGTAAAAAGAAACACTGTAAAAGGTGTTTTTAACAATGCGACTTATATAAATGAGATGATCGTGACCTGCATGGAGACACCGAATCTCAAGGATGCAGAGCTTTGCAGTTTCTATGGTGTCATGGACCCGACAGAGGTGCCGGGTCTCATGTTCACGATCGGGGAAAAGAATCTTGTCATGGATGCGGTTTCTGAGATCAACGATGTCAAGATGGCAAGCGAGCTGAAGAATGCCGCAAAAAACTTTTAGAGGGAGGAGACTGGGAGACAGAAACAAGCTATTTTGCTTTTGTCTCCCTTGGAATCTTCCCGGAAGACTTTGAGAAACGGCCATTGAGGGAAAAGATTCTTATGTTTACAATGATGGACCGGTTGTCGAAAGAGATGAAAAACAAGTGAGGAGGCGATGTGAATGGGTAAAATACAGGAAAATCTTGTTTTGACGGATGAATTTACGGCTGCATTCACCCGGTTCTTAACGCTTGGTGAGTCAGCAGTGGGAGCAACTGAAAGGATCAATAACTCCATCAATATGATGGGGCAGTCTTCCAATACGATCGCGGCAGCCGGTTTTAATACCCTGGATCAGAAGATCACGGAACTCAGCGGAAAAATCCAGGAACAGGGAGCTGCCCTTCAGGCATTGGGAGACGCTGCCAACAGTATTAGCGGAAAAGGTTTTGACCAGATGACAGCAGCGATCAAGGAAGGCAATTCCGCATTGATCGATACGATCGAAAACCAGTCACGTCTGGGACGAGAGACACAGAAGACAAATAACCAAGCGGGCAAACTCCTGAGTACGATCAAGAGGATTGCCGCGGCCGCCGGTGTGACAACACTGGTCCGTAGTTTCCTGGATTTCTCTGACACCCAGGCTCAGATCAACGCCCGCTTAAACCTCATGAACGACGGCTTTCAGACAACGAATGAACTGAGTGAGATGATCTATCAGTCGGCACTGCGTTCCAAGGCGGCTTATTCCGATACGGCAGACGCAGTCGGAAAGATGGGGCTGAATGCCGGAAATGCATTCTCTTCGAACCAGGAGCTGATCGCATTCACGGAGCAGGTGAATAAGCAGTTCAAGATCGGCGGTGCGTCGGCTCAGGAACAGAGCAATGCGATGGTGCAGCTTACCCAGGCGATGGCGGCTGGTGTCCTGCGAGGTCAGGACTTAAACTCCATTCTGGCGGCGGCTCCGGGAATCGCCAGGACCATCGAGGAGAGTATGGGATGGGCGTCCGGATCCATCAAGCAGTATGCGGAGGACGGAAAAGTCACAGCTCAGGTTGTAAAGAATGCGCTGCTTGATATGGCGGATCAGACGAACCAGAAGTTTGAATCGATCCCGATGACGTTGTCGGATGCGATGACGCAGGCGCAGAACATCGTCCAGCATGAAGTAAAGCAGATGGCACAGTCCTGGAATGATTTTATTCAGACAGATCAGGGACAGGAGATCCTCGGTGAAGCGATCTCGCTGCTGTCCGTGATGGCTCAAGTCGGAACGGATGCACTGTCAGGGATTGGATCGGCGGCACTTTTTGTTGCCGACAACATGGATATGATCCTTCCGATCCTGGCGGCCGTGGGGCTGGGATTCCTGCTTGTGAAGGCACAGGCGGTCCAGGCAGCGCTTGGAAGTGCAGCAGCGGCAGGAATTCACATGGCTTCGTGGGCGGCCGCGAACTGGCCGATTCTGCTCCTGGTGGCATTGTTTGCGGGAGCATTGATCGCAGCACAGCAGTTTGGAATCGGGATGCAGGAAGTCGGCGGCTGGGTCGGACAGGTCTTCGGAATGACCTACGCAGTTGGCTACAATGTATTTGCCACACTCTGGAATGTGATCGCTTCGTTTGCAGAGTTCTTCGCGAATGTATTTAACGATCCGGTTGCTGCTATTGCACATCTGTTT